GGCCATTTATTCTCCATAAGCTGAGACACGGTAAGACAATCAATCTCACCCTCAGTAATGACCAGTCTCTTGCCATTCATTTTGAACAAGCCTTGACCAAAGAGCTCTGGGTTGCGGCTATTGCCTACCCACTTGAACTCTTTTGTATCATTCTTTCTCAGCTTTTGTGCAACAAGAGTACCGTCCTTGAACGCATTCCAGAACTGAAACTCTTGCTCTCCAACCTGCGCACACTTGTAGCCATAGAGCCTGCAAGTCTTCACATTGATCTGGCGATCTTCGAGGTCAGTAAAGTATCCATTGTATGGATTCCAGTTGCCTTCTACCTTAACAGCTTTCTTGACATAAGAACCGCTGGCGTTTTCATGATAACCGCAAGCAAAGCAGTGAGCATGACCATCATTGTAACGAGCAAGGTTATCACATGATGTGTCCTTGCCTTGACGATGGCATTCAGGGCATTGTTCCCTGTCTACAACAAAAGTAATTTCTTCTTCTTTCATAATTCTCCGATAAAAAAATCCCCTCTCATTACTGAAAGGGGATCTTTGTTAATCTACTGGTTCTTGCGATAAGCCGTTTAGCTTAAATGATATATACTCTTTACCTTTGTCTGTCTTAACTTTAGTGACTTCAAGATAGTAGATTCTATTATCATTAAAGCCATAATGTTTTTGTAAGACATCAATAAAGGGCTTCAAGCAGTTGTCAATGTCAGAAGCTCGATTACTGTACCCAACCCGGATACGCAAGGACAGAGGACCTGTCCTTGGTATCCTGAGCTTTGGGAGCATTTTGGGTAACTTAATCTCATAGTTTCTGTACTTGGCAGTCTTACGCTTTCTGCCCATGAATGCTTCATTCATACTAAGCGGCTTGATAGCCAGCTTATGCATTCATTAGAATGGCATGTCTGCGCCCTGTTCGGGCTCTGCTTCCTCAGTCATTGCAGCAGTAGCTGTCTCTGCAACATAACCGCCTTCGACTTTATCGAAGCCACCTGCTGCAGAACTCTGCTCGTTCTTTTCAATAATTTGGACACCATCAAGATAGAGAGACATGCTGTTATCTCTTTCAAGAAGTGCTGGAACCAAACGCAAACGAACTACATCTCCACCAAAAGGAGTATCAGTAGTCTTTGTGTTTTGTGAATCAAAGCATGGGAACGTAGGAGTGCCAGGATTATCCTTAGCAAACTGACTGTTCTTTACCTTGAGCAACTTGACTCCATCTCGTTCAGACACACCGTTGACCTTAGACACCTTAGAGAAGTTGCATTTCTTTGCAGCATCATTAATAAGAGTGCTAAGCTCTTCTGTCAATTCAACAGTAATGTTGTGGTTTGGATTACCAAACTTAACATCAGGCTTGTGTAAGTGAGCCCAAGTAACCGTGGCGTTAGGTGTAACAAAAGACTTTCCGTATTTGTTAGCCATAAATAATCTCCTTCAGTAGAAAACAATTGAGTAGGATTATAGTAAAAGGTAGCCCTAACGTAAGAGCATAATAACTAATTTTTTGCAAAACTTCTTTCATACCGACATTGGCTCAAAGACAGCCAATTCTCCATCTACAACTACTCCACACCCAAGAATGGGTTTCTGATTAAATTTTTTACCATAGTCCATAGCTGCAGCTTTTACATCAATACCGCAGCCCACTTGCATGCCAAAGCATTTGAAGCGTTCATTATTATAGAACTCTACTCCGGCTTGACTATGAAAGTGTCCTTGCACAACTGAACAGAACTGAGCCTTCGCATTGCTATACGCTGCATTTCTCTGTCCACCTGAGCCTCTGTCGCCATGCTGATACATGACACCATCAATAACTTTATTACCATAACGTGGAATCACTTCCCAACCTTGAACACCCCAGATATCAGAATATGATTTTAATACACTAAGAGGTAGTCCACAGTCCATTGCATGACGTTCTGTTAAAGCATCATGATTACCTACAAACCATGTCACACTAGGTCCTAACTCTGTATACAACTGTTGCACTTGTTCGTATGCTTTACGATATTCTGCTTCGCTGTTCTTAAGACTTGGTGCTTTCGGATGGTAAGAAATGCTTGCCCAATCAACAAGATCTCCGATGTGAACTACTTCGTCACATCCCCATTCATCTCTTACATCAGCAAGAAAGTTAACGTAGTTGGGATGCATAACTGGAGCATGGGTATCTCCTACAACCAAAACTCTACTCATTTTTTCGCCTCCTTTTTGGCTTGACACCATGAACAATGTAACGCCATTCTTCTAATGTGATTTCATCTCTTACATAAGCTTCATTGGCTTCCATAGCATCTCTGTATTTTTTGGTATGAATTCGACTTGCAGAAACACGATCTCCTTTGCCCGAACCTAGTTTGCGACCTTGAGAATCCCATTTATCTAAATCTGCATTGACCCCACCTAGTTGGCGAGCGTCTTCATTACCTCTTCTAATAAAGTTATCTTTACCCATAGTACCTCACGAAAAAAAGTATTCTGATTGTAAAACATCATGAATATCTAGTGAGCTCCGTGATGGAGGATGGATTGTACATGATTCCCAATCTTCTGCTGTACTTTTCTTAGCTGTAGTTTCAGCCAGTACAAGAGATGGATTGTTATTATCGTACATCTCTACAAACGATTCTCTAATGTGCTTGTGCATCTTAGGTACATCGTTAGCATGACATCCAAAGGAATCATGAATCATTGAGAAAGAACTAATACCATCATTATACATACGATTGATAGTATCAAGCATGTGGCTTGCATCCAATGAGTGGATAAAATTGGGTGCAATACCTGAAATCATTTCTGAAGTACTAAGCTTTGCATCTTTCTCAGCTGGGATAGAAAAGACAACCAACTGGGAATCAACACGTAAACGAACTTTTTTGTCTTCGTAATAATTGTGTCGAATAATATTCCCAATTGGAGTCTCCCATTCTAAGTAATCTCCTGCCTCGTTTACCTGCTTGGCTAACTCCTTAGCCCATGCCATAAACTGGTAGGAGGCTGAGACTACAGAAGGTATGGCTTCGTTCATTAGAACAGTACCAATATACTTAGCAGCCAATCCCTTGTTCTCGCCAGCCCAATCACAATGACCGTCCTCCTTGAGAGCTCTTACACAGCCATGCAATGTTACACCATAGGCATAAGTCATGCAAGGCCTCTTTGCGCATTTCCTGCTTACTCTTTCTTCTCTCCACGCCGAGTGCCAATCGTCCTCTACATCTGTAGATAAGAATCTATTAGCAGCATCTGCAACCTCTGTATAGAGATCACATGGTTGTGAAACAGGAATTAAATTAGTAGCTCTAGCACCCACTGGATCTCTGCCGATAGCAGACCAGTGTTGGATGCCATTGCAAGAGCCATCCATTTGTACAGCCACATGGTTCATACCAGACTCATCATAATAATCTAGTAATGAAGCAAGTAGCTGCCACTTCTTACGATCATCGCCTTGTTTAGACCAGAACGTATTGTCGATAGGATTCTGAGCAGATGCTTTAAGATACTTTTCATTTTCATGAAACCACTTAACTCTGTCATCAAAGGACAACTTGTCCTCTCCACACAGATTAGCAATCTGAACCTTCATCCAGTAACGACCTTTATCATCATAGGGTTTACCCTCAGCAAAGCAACACAATGCCTTGTCAAAGTCTGAACCCTGAGGACTTAGCATCTCCGTAGAAGTATAACAACGACCTCTAAAATCTACGGTAATAGGTAGATAAAAACAATCAAAGTTTGATAGATCTTTTGCAAGATCAAGTCGTTGAATCATACGCAGTCTATCAGCCCACAGCTTAGCCCACTCTTTGTGTGCGTTTTCTAGTTGTGATAAGTGCTGAGCAAACTCAGGTACGTACTTGCCCTCCTCAGTCTTTGTAGGACCTTCGTACTCTTGGAATGCAAATTCATCCTGAGAGTATCTAGGACAGTCAGCTAGTTCCAAGTTATTGACAAAGACATAATTCATAATCTTATAAATCTTGTCATTGACCTTGTACTTAGTGTTCTGCAAAGCATTAATAGCTCGTACGCTTTGGTGAGACATTTCAGACAAACCAAATGAGTCATAGCCCGGAGAAGCAGGACGAATAAACTTCATCTGCATACCGGGAACGATGTAGCCACCTTCCCAACGACCATTCTTTTTGGTCCAAGGGTTAGGAGTACAAATCATAGGAGCCCACTTGGGTCTAAGCCATTGTCTAAAACGATGATTATCAATCATGTCAGACACGATCTTAGGATTTACTTCAATGTATGATGTTCTCTTTCTACCATCCCAATGAAGAATACGACGAGCAAAGTAATTGCCTTCTTGTACATCCTCATCCTTGACAGCATCGACAATGCATTGAAGCAGGGCAATACCGAATTGAAGCTTAACCTTCTTGGGCATGAATGCCATATTATCTACTTCTTTGACAAACCTGTTACGTTTCTTAGCAGTCCAGTTCTTGATAATCTTAGACCGATAAGACCAGATCTCTTTATGTTCACTTCTTGCTTTAAGGTAGTGCAAGAGTTGCCATGTCTGCTCAGCAATATTTTGAGCTACAGTTTGTAGTTTAATACGATTACCAATAATAGAGACACCATGATCTCGTTTAGGGTAAGCCGATGGTATAAGACATTTGAATGTGATAAGAGCTAAGTGCTCTGGTGTAAGGAAAAGGGCTGGTACTTGCCAGCTAGTAAATTGTCTCATGCCTTCTAGGATAGTAAACTGCATCTCCTTGAATGCTGGTATAAAGTAAGGACCATAATAATGAATGATCTCTTCTTCAGTAGTTCTAAGTACTGAGGGGTCTTGAGAGATAGCTAACTCAGCTTCTGAAGCTGTAGAGCTAAGTCCTGTGGTTCCCCAATACCTTCGCAAGCCAGCTAGTAGCATGTCTTCTTCTCTAGCTATTTCTAGCCCGATTAAGTATGTGTTATCCAATTATGATTCCTATGTATACCTAAGTTCCTTGCGACTGTAGTTGATACTAAGTGGGCAATAGTCCCGATGGGACTCGAACCCATACTGGAAGGATTTTAAGTCCTCTGCCTCTGCCATTGGGCTACGGGACCTGAAACGCTCTCGGCAAGACTCGAACTTGCAACCTACTGCTTAGAAGGCAGTTGCTCTATCCAATTGAGCTACGAAAGCTAAGAGTTAATTACTCTTAGGTGCTTGTGACCATTGCAATACGCATTGATTTACGTATTCAATATTAGGCACAGAAAACTCTCTGTTCATCCAATTGTCGTTGGAATCTCGTCCATCAATCTTAACGATGAAAGCATTCTGAATACGACGGATATTAAAATCCTCGTCTACAGACTTAAACTCACTGATAAAATTATTGACTTGTTCTAAACAACAGGTTTGTTGATCACCCATGGTGATTATCTCCTTTAAACAAGGTACTCTTTGAGATCATCTGAAAGGGCATACCCGCATCCACAGCGGACCCAGATCCAAGTACCATCATCTATTTCGATTATAGCATCCCTAGTCAAGGGCTGTGCTAACATTTTCTCAGCTAGATAAGAAGAAATCAAAAAATATTGCATAGGTTCAAAGCCTTCATCGTCCTCAAGCAGAGGATAATGAATATGGACCCAAGGAAGATCATCTCTCATGAGATGCTCACCAATAAGATTAATACGACAATATACCTCTTGGTCCACTCTTTTTAAGAGCTGAGCTTCGTTGTACGTATTATCAAAAGATTGGCTCATCTTCTTCTTCCTCTAGCTGTTTTTCGTACTCATCAATGTGAGACTGCACCTGAGCTTGGTCTGCTCTCATAATAGCTTCAACCAAGTCTCTCCAATATTCTTCATAGTCCACGATTTTTATTCCTTCTTAAATATAATATAAGAAAACCTAATGACATAACTACAGAATAAATACTTAAAGCATAAATATGAGTTTCTAGTTCATCGTTATGAAAAGCTAGTAAATACCAAAGCATTAGTCATACTCCTCGTCACAAGTCATGGCACGCATCTTATCCCAATGCTCTTCTTCAAGCATTTGAGATGTCTCATGCATGTATTGTAACCGCTCAATGATACGAGGGATATCAATTGTACGCATTTTAACAACATCTTCTTCTGGGTAACAGAATCGAAAGTCTTCACATGAGCCATGCCTAGCAGTAGACTCATCTATTGTAAAAGAATGCCACTTTCTCATTCTTCTGGCAACCAGCCTGCAATGCGCATGCCGGGCTCCTTGTAGAACCATTCATTAAACTCAATGTTCCAGTCACGCTCTTCAATGATCTCTTCAATCTTGTTGTAGATCTCATAGGGTGGACTCCACGGGGTATCATAGCTACCATCAAGGTGAATCCAATCTTTGTCATCCCAGTTTTCTTCAGATACGGTAAGAGCATACTCAGTCATCTCCCACTTGCAACCCCAAGCTGCACTTTGGGCAGAGACTTGATTCCAATTGGTATCATCTTTTTCAAACTCACCAACAGGCGAGATCTTTTCATATAAGAAACGATAGCAACCCTTTTGACTAGAATCTTCTTCACAGTATGTAGCAAGAAAGTCTTCCATATCAGACTTCCTGCCACTCATACTAACTTCATTTTCACACCAGTTAGGCATTAGTTCTCCATCTGCACAGTAGATTGTGCGGTTATGTGGCATGCTTAGCATCCTGCCAATAAATTTGTTGTACTTCGCTGTCATAAGCATCCCAATGATGATCTTCTGCATAATCAAAAGGATCAATGTCTTCGTTTTGAATTTTTAAAAGAAGATCATCTTTGTTTTTACAATTAAGTTGATCAAGTGTTTCTTGTGAGAATGTAAGTTGTACAGTTTCATAGTATTGAGAAGTTACTTCAACTTCAATTCTAAATGAATCATTCTCCATCGCTAGTCCTAAATTGCTCGTTACAAGCGTTAGCTTCTTGCTTCTCATAGCTTTTAAGCTGATCACGAAGATGGGTAATTACGTCATTTCTTTCTTTAAGTTGACTAAGCAAGTCTTCTCGCTGATTAATAAATCCAGTAGCCATTGCATTAAAGAATTCATCTTGACGCTTAGCGATACAATTAATAATTCCAGTAATAAAATCATCAATCTTAGTACAGCAGTCTCGTTCCAAAGCTTCATTAACTTGATCAAGGACTGGCTCAAGATCTACATGTGCAGCAATGTCACATGAAATATCTTCTGTAATGCTAGTACGAAGATCGTATTCACGGTTATCAAAAACATCTTCAGCAATGGTTTCAACATCCATTTGATCTTTAATTCTATCTACAAGATAATCAACTTCATAGTCATCAAACTCAACACTAGCCATCGTGGTTCTCCTTGTTGGTTTTAAAGGTTTTAGCAAAGTCTGAAACAACGTCACTTAATTCTCTGTCTGAGCGTTCTTCGTATTCACCGCTCCAGTTAAGAACTGTACCGTTCTCATTACAGTGAAAAATCATAGTCTCAGGTGCTTGAGTATCAAATGCTCGGACTTTACTACAGAAAAAATACTGTCCGTTAATAAGATGTACCTCTTGACGGATAGCTCCCTCTTTAGTACACTCATAACAAAATGTATTGTGAGCAATCATCTTAATTTAGCTCCATTACCAGATCTACTGGTCTTAGCTTTACCTTGTTCCTTTGGGCCTAGCTTTGAACGTCTAGGCTTTCCGGGCTTCAATGGTCCAATAGGACCTCCGTTTTTCTTAGCCATCGAAGAACTCCTTGTACCTTGGGTGATGTCTTAGATCACTCCATTTTTTCTTATCTTCGATGCGGGGCTGTCTTTTGAAGGCTAGACGAGCTTTTTGCTTTGTAGTAGCAAAGTCTCTAGCCAAGTAGTCAAGACGAGCCATGCGGATCATCTCACCTAACGTAAAGTTAGGATTGTCTTCAGTCATATTAACTGTCCTTGTCTTCTTCAAAAATTACGGGGACTGGATCATCTGCTATATCATCCCAAGGTGGTTCAATATAATAGTCTTCACACTGAAGATCGTCAAGAGGGTTTTCAACATTCGGGGTCAAAATCATGCCATTCTGTCAACCAGTCAG